AACGAACCGCTTCCTGTATCCATTGAGAAACTACAGCAGCTTAATCTTCAATTTGAAATGGCTGATGGATTCACTCCTAAATCTAAGATGGCTAATACTGACTTCCTCATGGCTGGTATGAATATGGTCGCTCAGTCTGCTCCACTGCAACAAACCTTTGGTTCTCAACTTCCTGCTATGTTCGCTCACATTATGACTCTTGGTGGAGTTCGTGGGTTTGACGCTTATGCTAAGACTGCAACGCAGGAATTCGCTAAGAACCTCACACTGCAACAAGAAATTCAGCAGCTATTGCAGCAATTAGTAGCTCAGCAACACCAAGCTGCGGGTGGTCAACAACCTGAAGAACAAGGACAGCAGCCAGTATGATTCCTAAGATAGTCGGTTTTCATGGTCCCTATAGTAGCGGTAAAGACACTCTTGGTAGTGCACTAGCTGAGACGATCTCTAACTCGATCATTAGTAAATTCGCGCTTCCTCTCTATCGCATGGCTGCTGTAGTAGATCCAGCATTTCACATCACTATGACGCATGGTGCTAAGCAAGAATTTGTACTTAACAGAGAAGAGCTTGGCACTCGTCGTAACTTCCTAGAAAAGCTTGGTACTGATTTTGGTCGTGAGATGATTCATACTGACTTCTGGGTAACTATCCTTGCTAAATACTACGAAGACGTTAAAGCTGAATATCCTTTTACTACTATGATCATTACTGATGTACGAGCTGAGAATGAGGCCGCTTGGATTCGTCGTAACGACGGTATAGTATTCAAGTTGCGCCCCGATTGGCTCATAAACTCTAAGCTCGAAACTGGTCACAAGATTACTAATGAACTCGCAGAGGACGATCGTGACGCTGTACTCTATCTTAAAGAAGGAAAGATCAAGGAAGCAGTCGATGCTATTCACGCTAGACTGCTAAGACAGTAGTACGGAGATTCGTTGAGAATTAGCGAAGCGTGCCTTTATACGGGACAGCGCAAAGAGTAGCGTTAAGCAGCAAGCCGAAGGTTGCCTTGCAACCGTGGGCTGGTGCGTAGCTATCTCTTTTAGCGCAAAGGGTTCCCGTGTATAAGGCAATTCGATACTAATCGGGAGTTCATTAGAATGTCAGACCTTAAACCCATTGCACCAAATCCAGTATCTGAGCGCAGTACGAAAGATGGGCTTGATCTACTGCGAGAAGATATTCAAATCGGTATGGAGCTTAGTAATTCTCCTGCCGTGCTTGCCTTTATCAAGAACGAGTACGATCATCTAGTATACCAAATCACTCACATGCAGCCTTCTACTGAATCTGATCGCGATGTTGTGCTAGCTCTCAATACTGCTAACGCTAAAATGAACGTGTTAGAAAAGTTGTACAACCTGGCTTATAAGCTTCCAGAGGCAATGGAAATGCATAAAGCCATGACCCAAAATACCCAACCTGAGTAATAGAGGAAATACAAAATGAACATTTGGGATCTTCTGCGTCGTAACAATCCTAACCAGCAACAACAGCAACAATCCCAGCAACAGGGTAATCAACAACAACAGCAAGGTGGTGGGCAGCAACAGCAGCAACAGATGCAGGCTAATCCGGCTGGTTTTCCTGCTAATGGGGATGATAATAACCCTTTCAAAGAGCTTGACGTCCTGTCGCTTTTGTTGGATAATAGCCAGCAGCAACAGAATCAAGCTCCGCAATTTAATATCCCACGCGACAAACTACAAGAGATTGCTGGTAATATCAATTTCTTGCAGAACATCCCCCAAGAGTTGACAGCCGGTCTGGACGAAAATACGCTAAAGGCTCTTATGCCTCTGCTGAATTTCGTAGGCCAACAGTCGTACACTAATGCTCTTGAGCATAGTATGCAACTGAGCGGTAAGTACCTGGACTCTCGTTTTGACTTCGAGCGTGAAGGTCTCAACTCATCTGTGCGACAACAAGCCATTACGAACAATATCAATAGCATTGATAGCTTGCATCCTATGATGCAGGACTTGTTCCGTACTGCTGCTTCTCGGCTCGCAAAAGAATTCCCCACTGCTACAGCCCAACAAATCGAGCAACAAGTCTGGAAGATGATGTCTCAAGTTGGTAACAACATTGATACTTCTGATCCGTCCAAAGTTCAACAACGTCAAGCTCAGGCTTCTAAGGAGCAAGACTGGGACGTTCTTGGTGGTTTTGTTCAACCTGATTCTCAAGGCAATTTTCCTCAACAGTAATGGAGTAATAACATGAGCATTTATGCTGGTATTTTCAACACTACGCAGAACCCGGCTGAGCTGAACGCACGTTCTTTTGCTGGTACTATTCTGCGTCGTCGTCCTAATGGTAGCGCACCGCTGTTTGGTATGACTGCTATGACTGGCGACAGCAAAGCAAAAGCTTCTACTCACGGCTACTTCTCTAAGACCATGGTATTTAGCCAGGCTGTAATGGCTGCTACTGCTCTGGTAGGTGATACTTCCCTGACCGTAGTATCTACTGCTGGTCTAGTAAAAGGCATGGTACTGCAGAACCTGCGCACTAACGAAACTGTGCGTATTCTGACTGTGACTTCTGCTACTGTTCTGACTGTTACTCGTCAGTTCGGTCGTATCGCAGCTGCTGCTGTTAACAATGGCGATACTTGGATTGCTATTGGTAACGCTCATGAAGAAGGTTCGCCGCGTCCTGCTGCTCGTAGTATTCAAGCAGTGTATGTACCGAACTTCACTCAGATCTGGCGTAATGCCTGGGCTCTTACTGATACTGCTCGTGCTAGCTATGCTGAACAAGGCTACAGCAACATCTCCGAAAGTAAGCGTGATTGCATGGACTTCCACTCGATTGATATTGAGTCTAGTCTGTTCTGGGGCCAGCCGTACATGAGTACTGTGAACGGTCAGCCTATTCATGCTACTCAGGGTATTGTTGACGCAATTCGTCAATATGCTCCTACTAACGTGGATGCTGCTCCTGCTGAAACTTCCTACGATGATATCGTGGATATGTTGCTGCCTTGCTGGAAGTATGCTACTGACGTAGGTGATCCTACTACTCGTGTAGCCTTCTGCGATACTACTGCTATGCGCGTGATGCAGGATATTGGTAAAGAGTACGGCGAAGTATCTCTGACCCAAAAAGAAACTTCCTACGGCATGAAGTTCAGTGAGTTCCGCTACTTCAAAGGCTCGCTGATGCTGAAGGAGCATCCGCTGTTCAATGGTATCGGTGTTACTCCTGGTACTATGGTGATCGTGGATGTGCCGGCTGTTAAGATGGCTTACATGGATGGTCGTAAGACTATCTCTGAATCCTATCAGCCTTCGTCTGGCGGTAGCAATGAAATGGGTAACGGTGTGGATGCTCAAGGTGGTTCCATTACTACTGAAGCTGCGGTAGAACTTATTAACCCGGCTGGTTGTGGTGTGATTACTAACCTGATCAAAGCCAAACCGCGTGTTCATTACACCAAAGAAGTAGTTTAATTCTTCTGTTGTTTTGCAATGGGAAGCCCCGCTTGCGCAAATTGCTTGCGGGGCTTTTTTTATACCTAGGAGAATATCATGACCGATTTTCTGAATAAGCTCAAAAATACTCAAAATGAGGCCGCACAAGAGGAAACTGCTACTGTAGCAGCTCCGAGTGTAGACTCAGCAGCTCTGACTGAACTTACTACGCCTGATACTTCTATAGTGCAGGACCGTCCTGACCTGGCTGCGGCTCACGAGGCTCTTAATAACCTTATGGGCGGTATTAATGTCGGTATGGATAATTCCATTACCGCAGTACCTTCTCCTGCTTATGGTTTTAGTCAGTTCGGCGCTGCTGAGGATGGCATGGCTACTCCTGGTTACTATTCAATTAGTAAAGGACGAGTCAAAGGTCAAACGGCTGCTCAAGTAGGCGGGCGTTTCTTTTTCCCATTGACGGTGTCTGAAGATATGCTTGAAGAATTGGAATCGCTAGTTAAGGCTGGAGTATACGAAAAAGTAGAGGCATCTGAATAATGCTGCAATTTGCAGATCTTCTAGTACGAGTTCTGCAAGCTACTGGCCGCCCAGACCAAGAGGCTTGGGCGGTTGATAGCTTAAATGCTTGTATTAGAGAAGTAGCCCGTAGTGCTGACTATCCTCAAGACTTATATGAAACTGAATTCTATGCGGATCCTATTAATCAATCTGTAATGTCTGGACCGATTAAAATTGCTATTCCTTTACTAGCGGATTTCTTAGTAGCTCCTTTGTATGAAGCCGTAATTCGTAAGGTAGCCTACCTTGCCTATGATAATCAAAAACTTACTGAAGTTACTCCACACAATCTATTACTAGCTAATTGCCCAGAGCAGGATGTTTTCTATAGGAATGGCCAAAATCAACTTGTTATCAATCCATCTAAATCCTATGATAAGTTTGTAATAGGGGTATATTGTCTACCAACCTATCTTACCTCTACGATTGAGACTGACTACTGGTTACTAGATTCAGCTTCTGAAATTCTAATTATAGGAACTATGGCTAAAGTATATAAGAATACTGGGGACGATGCTTCTCATGATCGCTACTACGCTGAATATGTAAGATTGTTACGCCAGTTTAAATTGGATAATGTTAATTCTGGAGTGATCTAATGACTAATTACAGAGGGTCTAGTAATTATAGAACCGTACCCTCTGGTATCCCAGGCCAGGGAGTAGATCCATCTCCTAGTAATCCTGATTATAGTACTATTTTAGATTTTAATTCTTCTTCTCATAGACTTTTAGCTATAGATACTAGCTTAGATAAAATTACCTATTCGGATAAGGATACTTTAATTCATGCCTCTAATGTAATAGGAATAACACTAAATGCTGCTCTGGCTGGACAAGATGTATTTTACATCACAAATGGAATAGTTTCTGACGTAGCTGGACTAGTGCCAGGAAAAGTTTGGTTGGGCAATGCAGGTCAATTAACCCAGGTAGTACCTTTAACGGGTATTATTCTCTGTGTCGGAACTATGTTAGATGACGGCACGACTTTAGCCCTCAATATAGGGCATTCAATTATCAGGAGTTAATCATGGTTGATAAATATTTGGCAATTGATGCTAACGGTAATACTTCTGAAGTGGAAGGTACTGTAACTTCTGCTGGCGCGGCTAATGCTGGTGAGATAGTAGCACTTGATGCTAACGGTAAACTAGACCCTACTGTACTTCCTTCCGGTATTGGTGATTCTTCTAAGAGTATTGCCGCATCGGAAAATATGACAGCGCCTTGTTTAGTAAATATTCATAACTCTTCTGGTCAGAAAGTCCGTTATGCTGATGCTTCTACCGCAGCTGCCGCTAAGCAGGCTATGGGTTTTATTAAAGACAGCGTAACATCTCCAGCTAACGTTAATGTCTATTTTGAAGGCGAGATTCCTGGTTTCGTTGGGCTTACTCCGGGCGCTACTTATTTCCTTTCTGATACTACTCCAGGTGGCGTCACTACTACTCCTGTTACTATCGCAGGCCGTATGCTGCAAAGAATAGGCGTTGCCACTTCAGCCACTACCATTGATTTTGAAGCTTCTGCTCCGATTATTCGAGGATAAATAATACTATGGCTAGTAGGCGTCCTTTGGTTTTGTTAAATACTGGAGTAGCCTCTGAACTACCTGCAACAGACCAAATACCCGATAGTAGTCTAACAGCTAATTTGAATTCTCTAGGAGGACTCTCTGGTGCTGCCAATTTAGGGATATTCTTTTCAGGTCCAGGAGCGCTATCGACATACACTATATCTTCTTTTACTAGGACTTTTAGTGCTTCTGCAGATTCAGCCGCAGCTCGCACGGCTCTGGAACTTGGTACTGCCGCTATCCGTAATATTGGGACAAGCGGCTCTAACGTACCATTACTATCTGCATCAAACACATGGTCCGCTGGCCAGACACTAAACTCTGGCGGTAGCGGATATATCTCCTTAAACATTCTGCGAGCAGATCAAGGGGCAGTAGGCGAAACGGATACTGGGTTACTTGATATACAGACTGGTAGTGGAGCATTGCGGCTGTTCCACAATAGCTCACTAGGTCAACGCTGGATCGCTATTCCTCGCGGTGCTGCTGCACCTCAGTATCATGATGGTACTGCATTGCGTACTATATGGCACTCGGGGAACTTCGATCCAAATAGTAAGGCAAACATAGCAGCGCCTTCATTCACAGGAAACGTAACTATAGGTAATGCTTTTAAGGCTAACGCAAGTAATGCAGGTATTGAAGTTGGCCGCACCGATGGAACTGCTGGCACTGGGTATATTGATTTTCACTCTGGGGCATCCCCGGTAGATTACGATGCTAGGGTCCAATGTCTTGGGGGCGATGGGACTCCCGGCAAAGGCACTCTATCAGTCGTCGCCGGGAACATCGACCTTTACTCCGCTGTAGGCTCTACGGTATTACGACATGGAGGTGCCGCAAAACTTACTACCAGTTCTACAGGGATTACTGTATCTGGCCAAGTAGAATCATCCTTGCCAGTGTATACTAACCTTACTCTGGTTTCTCCGTTTATTTGGGACTCAGCTGGCGACTCCGCAGACTACCATCATCCGTCTTACACTAAAGTAGACAACGTAGTTCGCTTGCGTGGCAAAGTAACAGTTTCAGGGACTCACCCTGACATCGGTTCTACCTTGTCCAAAGTTATCGCCAATCTCCCGGTGGGCTTTCGTCCGGCAAAGAGAAAAGCATTCTCTATCTTCTGGGATACTGACACGCCTCTCTACTTTAATCATTGTCTGATTTTTGTAAACCCAGATGGCAACATCGTTTTCGTCATAGCTCCTAACCAACCGTATCCGTTTACTGAGGGTCACTTTCCTCTTGATCAAGTTTGGTTTGATCTAGCACTATGAACCTAAATAAGGCTATAGAATACCTTTAAACTAAATGACAAAAGCACCTGATTGGCTTAGTCAGGCAAATTGTCCGGAGGTCCCAACGAAAAATTAAGGAGATGTGCCAATGCTATTAGAGCAATTGCTAGGGGTTCCGTTAAACATCATAATTATCTGCTTGATTGCTGGTGCTACTCGTGTATTCCTAGCGGTTGAACCTCCTACTGTCAAGGGCGTAACTGGCGTTATGATTGCAGCTATACTGCTCTCTTTAATCGTCTATCCCTTGTTAGTAGAGGAGGAATACTCAAAAGGATTGATTACATTCCTAGTAGCCATTGGCAGCTTTGGTGGAAAGGATATTCTGCTAGGGGTAATAAAGCTTTACGAAAAAGTAAAAAACGACCCGGTAAGCGTATTACGGGACTTCCTTAACTGGCGTAGCAACAACAAGAAGGATTAACCATGAATGAAATAGCAGCATTATATACAGCCTTAGTGCTGATTTCTGTATATACTTGCGGTTATAGCATCTGGTGCTACTATGAATGTCCTGCAACTCGAAGCCATAAACCTTACGTCTTCCCTATGTTCTTAAGTGTTGGCTGGTTTTTCTTCGGAATAAACGGGCTACTAACAGTAAACTCACAGGAGCAAGCTCGCATGGACGCTATATCAGTTTTATTGCTATCCGCCGCAACCTTGCTAGCTTTGCTAGTGTTCGTATACCATTACCGTAGAGGGCGCCGTAATGAAGCTCAGTGAGAAACGAATTCTTTTTAGTAAGTTGATCTCTCAATTAGTGCTGTGGGCTTCTGAGCAAGGCTACGATTTGGCATACGATCAAGTTAAGCGTAGCGAAGCTGAGGCAAAAGCTAACGCTGCTAAAGGTACTGGCATTTCTAATTCTCTACATCTTATAGGTCTGGCTGCGGATCTCAATCTTTACATTAACGGAGTATATCAGCAGACTACTGAAGCACATAAAGCTATTGGAGATAAGTGGAAAACTATGCATCCTTTAGCCCGTTGGGGTGGCGACTTTAAGTCTAGACCTGACGGTAATCATTATTCTCTTGAGCATAATGGTGTGAAATGAGTACTAATATTCCAGATAACTCATTTATCTTAGGTACACAAGACGGCGTAGCTATACCCCTCTCTGCGGCTAGAGCTAAGTATTCTCGAACTGTAGCATTAACGTCTGCGTCAATAGACATTGTAATGCCTGAAGAAGTTAACTTGGTAACTATCTATGCCACTTCCGGGTTTAAATTAACTCATAAAGATTCACAATTGCCCGTAATTCCTGGATGGGATACTGAAGTATTCAGAGGGATTGCAGGAATGTTTTACGATCTACTTGTGCCCAAAAATATTAGTCTAGTTAAGACTGATGCAGATGGAGTACTTACTATAAACTGCCTAGTTAGGTGGGCGGCTATCTCTAACGAAGGCAAATACCTCTCGTCATAAGGAGAAATTATGGGCATTTCAAGAGGTTTATATATAGAGACTAGAAGACCTTTGCTTATCCTTGATCCTAAAGGTATGCAAATAAACCTAGGTAAAACTCCAAGAGAAGATGCTCCTGAAACTGCAATTCCGGCTATTCCTTATGAAGCTATTAATGTTCTACCAACTCCATTTGGCTATAAGAGCGCATTCTATCCTGCCAAATTTTTTAGAGACAACCCAAATACTGAAGATCCACTAGACGGCTTAGATAAAGTTCTATTTCAAGATATTTTTACTTATCAAACTGTGAATGCTTTTCCTATCAGTGTTGGTTTGGCTGAAGGTGGGATTTATCTCTTCTGCTCGTATGAAGGTACTTTTGACGCAGACCTACGCTATTGGACTAGGGTACAGCATGTAGAAGAAGCTCCTGGAACTAAGACGCTTTGGACCAGAGTAGTACTTGATAACATAGTATACATGTATCATCAATCTGAAGATCTTCTTTATGCTATCATGCCTTGGGCAGATTACCAGCAGTTTTTAGCTAATAACAGTAGCGCAGAAGCTATATACGAATCTGAGGATTACCAGTTTGGCATAGCTGCTATGCAGCCTACTTTTCTTAATATGGAAGGACAGGTTGGTATCTTTAAAGCTGACAACCGTTTAGGCTTTTGGGATACTGACGGATCAGTAGCCTGGTCTAACGCACTTAATAAATTTGACTTTAAGCCTGATGCTACTACTTTTGCAGGTTCTACTAAATTCTCTGCTGTTGCTGGCAATATCACTAATATTAAACAAGCAGGTCGCGGTTTTATTATTTATGCTACTGCCTCTATTACTAGAGTGATTCCTGCGTCTTCGTCTGAACGTTGGTCGGCTACTCCTGTAGCTAAAGATATTGGAGTACTCTACTACGATCAAGTAGCTGCTGGTCCTAATGATAATATTCACTACCTCTGGGCTACTACTGGTGGATTATATCAGGTAGCTGATGGCGTACTGCAACCATACGAAAGTGAGCTGTCTACATATTTTAAACGCTTGGCTCCTATAATTAACGTAAAAGTGCTGGGTGGTACACATCTTGCTATTGGCATCTCTGATAAAGATATTGCTGACTCTGGGGCTACTAGACATGGTCGACTAGTATTTGATGGTAAAGGAAATCCTTTTGTTACTAACCCTCCACCCAGTTTTAATGACCCAAATTATAATCCTGGCTTTCCTTTTAATCTATTGCAACAAGCTTCTGGCATGGCCCCGAATTTTGGTATTGAGGATTTTGAGCCTACAGGAGAGCCGTTTCCCAGCGTTGCAGATGAAGAAGCATTAATCCCATGCTACACCGGATGGAAGTTTATGTATCCATTTGGTATAAACTACATGGAAGATATTAAGTGGGATAACGGCAGCACGCAACAATTAGATCCTGCTGAAGCTGCTGCTATGGGGAGATTTAAAGGCTGGACTTGGACACCCAAAGCAGGACATCCAGTAACTACTGATTACTTACTTGGCTTAGTAACTTATAGTACAAGGTTCTCTCCTGATTCTGCCTATTGGTCCTATGAAGCAGGCCCTATAGTTTCTCAGCCAGGTGCACGGTTCATTGATCTTGCTGGTGACGACTTTACTAATGTCTTGTTAGAAAGCTTTGCTAAACTTAATGACATGCACGAACGTTCTATGGAATTGCTAGTAGGCAGGACTTCTGGCGGTTCGCCTATTGGCGGACTTGGAGGATTAGTTAATATCAAACTAGGTGATCCAAATTTAGCTTCTGTAGGACTTTCTGCTGATCCTTTCCCTAATGGTAAGTGGCCTTTGCCTATTCCTACTAGACCTGATCCATATCCTGGCAATGCTAGCACTAATGCCATGAATGTTATCATTCCTAACCTATTGGTAGATTTGAATTTTGTAGCTGAAGAAGACGGATGCGTACTTAAAATCGTAGCTACTACGGCCAGTTTTAAAACTAACATTGACTGGACTATTAATATTACCAGTGAAACTGCTAAGCTGGACTCAGAGCCAGGTTATTATACTACTATAGGAAATGGTGCTACTGAGTTTGCTTGGACAGCTTTACGCGCTCCCTATGAAGAAGTTCCTGGAACTCGTGAAACTGTTACAGTATTCCAATGTGAAATTTCTGGCTATGGCTATTTCCCTAAAGGTGGTTTTTCTTTCCGTAAAACACACTCTCGTTCTATTTTTAAACCTTGTGAACCCACAGACAATGGCTCAGCTACTACCTTTGACCCTACAGAAGCTATTAATACTATTAATAATAATCCGCCTGTTACTACTTTGATGTATTCTGGATATTCTATTCCGTCTCCTAGCTTTAATTACGGCTACGATAAAGATAGTGTTAACGCCCTTACGCCTTTTGTTCCTAGTACTCCTGGCTATCCTGATTCCGATATGCAATTTGCTACCTTTGGTAAAGGCATCTTTGAGCCTTATTATCCTTCTTATATAATGGCCTATATGAAAGATTTGCTGCAAGATAAATGGGGAGTGTTTTCTGAAGCTCATAGTCTCCTATTTGACACCCTTCCTGTTAACAGAGTAGAGCGACCTCTAATTGTAAGCGACAGCGTAAACTATGGAGTAGATGTAACTCAAAATACGCTTAACATGGGTTGTGTATATCTAGCTACTAGCTCTCCATATTTCGATGCCTTAATTGATAGAGATAGGCTTCCTTGCCTTCTTATGAACTTTAATCCTTATTCTAAGATTGTATATGGAAAGATAGGCTTGGCTAGAGCTGGTTATACTAGATTAACTGGGGCTTCTATTGGACTCGGTAGTGAAAATCTCTATCAGCATGGCAAGGTAAATTTGACGTTTAGATCTTCTTTTAATAATGTAAATTATAAAATTCTAGAACGCTATGATGATAAGTCTGAACTTAGTTTTGATTTAGTCAATAGTCGAATTGCAGAAATCCCCTTTACTCTTGACGGCAGATGGTTTACTATAACGCTACAGGGTCAGTTCAATATTCAGTATATGACTTTGTATGGGCACGAAGCTGGCAGAATGCGCTTTGTGTCGTACTATGAACCGGGTGGTGAAGATGGCGGAGATGATGAAGGAGGAGACGTGTAATGGCTATATCTCGTAATTCTGGTAATACAGCCGCTGCTAATGGAGGTGGCGGCTCCTCTCAAACTAGCACTCAAACTACTGGTCCTAGAACTGATACTTCTTTTGGCTCTCAAAATACTTCTACTAATTCTAAAGCTAGCAGCTCTCAATCTACGGCTGGGTCTAAAACCACTAGCAGCTCTGGAGTAGTAACTACCAAACAGCAGAACATGTCTGATAGTTCTTTGGCTGCTCTTGAGCAACTAATTAAACAATTAGCTAATGGAGGTACTCCTCAAGACCGTGCTCGCTGGGATAAGATTACTGCAGAAATTAATGCTAATACTCTCCAGCAACAAAAATATTCTAAAGAGAGTGCTCAATATGATGCTGATACTGCTGCTAAGGCTGCGCAATATGAAGCCCTACAACAGTTGACTCCTGCTATTTCTGCTGGCATTGATTCAGCCGGTACAAGCGGTAGTTCTATGGCTGCTCTACTAGCTCAGAATGCTGCTGATCAGGCTGCTAGAGCTTCTGCACAATTGCAACTTGATGCTATGATTTCTTATGGGCAGATTGCTAACCAAGCTTCTGGTAACAATGTGGAACTTCTCAAGATAGATAACCCGGTTACTCAACAGCTTCTTGCTGCTCTGGACATTGCTAAAGGCGCCACGACTACTACCACTCAAACCTCTAAGAATAAAGAAACTTCTCGCTGGAATGAAACTAGTGTAGGCTCTCAAAGCTCTAGTTCTAATAGTTCTAGTACTTCTATGCAGACTAATGTTATGGGACCCCAAACTACCACTACTAATACCAATAATTCTGATCCGTCTAGTTCCTCTCCTGCGCCTAAGTCTGTTTCTAGCTATACTACTCCATCTTCTTACTCCGCAGGAAATCGTAGCAATTGGGGTAGCATCAACTCCAATAGGACTATTAAACAATCTGGCAACTCTTATAGCCAATTCTAAGGAGCTACTATGGCAATCTTTCCAGATAAAGATGGGCTTTGGCATAATACGGAAGAAGAAGCCAAAAAGGAACAAGGGCTTACTTCCTTTTATGCCGACCTTGTTGGGCCTAATGCTACTATTGGTTTCTCTACTGATTCTAACAAAGCTACTAAACTGGATAACAACACTGTTGCTAATCTGCTAATACAAAAGCAGTCTCAGCAAGATCGCATTGATAAACAAACGGAAATCTTTAAACCTCTGGCTGCTACGTCTTCTGGGGAGGATGCACTTAATGACTTACTCGCTGACCAAACTCAAGATAAGGAATTGCGTGCAGCGGCTGCGCAAGCTACATATCCAGGAGTTCGTGCAACTATTGGTACTAAAGGTGAGATTAGCTTCAGTGCTGCTCCAGGTGCTGATCTTGGGTTTAACTATCCAGGTGCTGCTCGTAAAACTACGACTCAAAATAATCTACCGCAGGCTATTAAAGGCTCTGACGTACTGAAGAATATTGATACGCAAATCTCTGCTATTCAAAATTCTGGTGACTATGCGGAAATCTCTACTGCTTATCAGTCTCTTATGGCCTCTGTAGCTGAGTACAAACAAAGCAAACTTGCTGGCTTAGAAATTCAGATTGGTGCTTCTCTTGGTCTTGACGGTGTAGAAGCTCAAATGCAAGCAGACCGCCAGCTAGATCAGCAGTTCTATAATCAAAATTATGCTGGACAATATCTTGGTCCTACCGAGGAATCTCTGCAAACTATTAATACTTATAAAGGACTTCGTGCTGAGCGTGATAAACAGATAGAAGATATTCTTAAAAATGATCCAGAGCTAATGATGGTCAATGCTCGTATGGAAGCTACGCAAGCGCTAATTAACAAGCGTCTCGGAGATACTGTTCAACCTGTTTCTAATCTTGTTCCTGATACTGATGTTACTCAAGTCGCCGCTGTACTTTATGGACCTGATAAAGTCCCTACTGCTGCTGAACGTCTACAAATTAACCAAACTCTTGCTACTGCTAATCCTAATACTGTTGAATATAAAGCTCTTGAATTTAGCCGTATGGATACTCCTACTGTGGCTATGACTGCAGTAATTGGCAGTGGTCCTGAAGCTACTTGGGCTAAGAATGCACTTAGTACTCGTATTAACAATCCTGGAATTGTAGACCAGCTTAAAACTGAACTTGAACAGTTCGACGAGAAATACAAACCTAACCTTAGCGAAGAAGACCAAAAAGCTTTTATTGTTATGCCGGGCTTGTCTCCTAAAGAAAAACAAGCTGCTGAGCTTGATATGAAGGTTAAGAAATTCCAGATTATTATGGAGCAGCAACAGGCTAATCGCACTAAAGCTTTTGAAGGTTCTGTTAGTCAATGGGAAGCTCCTCAAGATCCTCAAATTCGTGATGAAGTTATTGCTATTCGAGATGTGCTAATTAAAGAGAAAGCTAACAAAAAAGGCGTAGAGTCTCTTATCACTATTAACGATATTATGTCTCGTATGGATTGGTCTACGGCAGACCCGGCTAAGACTACTGCCATGGTAGCGTATATTAACTCTCAGGCTTCTAATATTTCTGATACTGATCTGTACGGTCCTCCTGGCGGTTATGGTAATCCAGTAATGACTCGCTCTATGGTAGATGCAGCTATTGTACGAGCCAAGATGAATAATAGTTTCCGTGCTGGTTGGAACCCCTGGACTGGCAACTTTGATGGGAGCAATACTAAATGATTAATCTTGGGGATATCAACACAGTTTCTATGGCCAGTAGCCTGGACTATGCTAGCCAGAACTTTGTTGAGAAAGCTTTCAATACTACTGCGGCTGCTGTTGTAGATGTGGGCACTACCATTTGGAACTCCATTGTTCCTGAAGCTACTGGTATGGAAGTGTCCACTCGTAAGCTCCTTCAGGATATGGGTGCTACTGGCGCTCTGTCAGCATACAACAATAACAAGGACGTAGTACAAGCTATGTCTTTTATTGGTGGTATGCTGATTCCTGGAGGTGCTGCACTTAAGCTAGCTCGTGGTGTTCGTGCTGGACTTAAAGGTACTTCTTTTCTTTCTCCTGCTCGTCAAGTTGAAGATCTCGCTAAGTATGAATCGCTTATTGCTGATGGCTTAAAAGGTACTGCAGAGTATAAGAAAGTTCGTAATGCTATGTTTTTGCGTAGTCAAGCTAATAACCTGATGGATACTGCTGCTACCGAACTTGCCATTATGGGGACCTTTAGTGCGCACCCGTACATGGAAGACTATATGGAAGATCCCGTTAAGAACTTTGGGATTAGTATGGCTATCGGCGGTGGTATTGGTGCTGGTATTACTGGTCTTATTTCTCATGCTGAACTTAAAGCTGTAGGCGGACGAGTAACCACTGATGCTCTGGAGACAGTACGCCAGAACGTTAAAGTATTTGATGTAGCTTATGCTGATACTTCTGCCACTCTAGCTCATCTTAATCTTGCTGCTAGTCGTCTTGAGACTATGGCTAAACTTCCTGACTATAATGGTCTTACTAAGCAGATCGCTACTGACATGGCTCAGAATATGCGAGTACGCATGGGAGAGCTTGCTGCTAGTAAGATGTCTCCTGAAATGAGCACACTGTCTACTGAAGTTAAAAATGCTATTGCTAGCCGCTTTACTGATCTCCGTTTCCTTGGTACTGATAAAGTTAAATTCTATAAGCCTCTCAACATTGGTGAACTGAACGTAGATGAAGGTCCTAAACTTGGTAATATGCCAATCTTCAAAAAACGTGACCTTGTAAAAGACGAAGATCAATTCGTTCGTAATTCTTTCTATTCTCCTGAATTCGATGCGTTCGTTGACAATAAACTTAATGCTAACCTTATTACTACTGCTGCGGATGTTAATGGTCCCAAGGCAGTAGACGCTACTCTTAAACGCTTCTCTTATAAAGCTGTCACTAACTCTTTTGCTAAGAACTTCGACCTTAGCCGTACTGGTGATGTCGAGATGGAATATCTTGCTGGTCTTAAATACTACTCTTCTTTGTCAACTGATAAGCTTGCTGCTACTGAACTGTTTGCTACTGACTATGCGGCTATCAACGGCTGGCTATCTGCTGTAGACAGACGCAAAGTTAGCTTACAAGAGATTATTCAAAATCCTCAATCTGATCCTAAAGCTTTGGCTAAAGCTACTGAAGACTACATTACTCTTACTAATACTAAAATCAAACTCTATGAAGACGAGAAATACAAACTCGTTAACATGGAAGAAGTTACTGATCTGCCTACTGCTGCTATTGACCCAGTTAATTATGTTAAGCCTACTCATTTTGCTGATATTAATAATGACATTAAGACCGGCGTAATTAAACCTCTTATTAAAGACGAGTACGATTTCAATAGCTTCCAAAATGAATCTAATCGTTTCTATGACTTTGTTCGTAAAGAAGAAGCAGCTAAGGGTAATCTTATTCGTGACGACTGGCATAGTGTAGCTCCTCGTAAAATGGAGCAATATGCTAAACAGTACGCTCGTGACAATCATTACTCTCTTAGCAAGTATGCTAATGACGAAGCTCAACTTAACTCTGAAGCTATTCTGTTCCTCGCTCGCTGGATTGGCGGCCACGCGCAAGATAAAGAACACTTCCGTAATGCTATGGCTAGTGCTCGTACTCTCCGTCGTGGTATGTCTAACAATACCCCAGAAGCTGATGCTATTACTAACATTCTTAACTCTCCGCTTGTTCGTCAGCAAAAGAAAGCTCTTGGTGCGCACTCTGATGCCAAAGGCAATATCTATATTAAACGTGGTACTAAAACTCAACCTAACGGTGACACTTCTGTTTCTTCCTATACTTTTAATGATCGAGTAGCTTCTCTTTTTGGTACTCCTCATACTTATAAAGTTAATCTTGATGATGTGATTGGCTATATCTATCGTGGCGAAGCTGAATGGTTGATTGGTGCTAGTACTCGTGATATGGTAGATAAGCTTCCGGCTGGTGCTGCTAAGTTTGTAGATAAGCAAAAGCTGCCTGTAAGTAAAGTTAAGTTTGCTGAACTTGATCACCAAGAACTTGCTATGGAACATCTGCGTATTAAAGGTGAAGCTATTAACGAAGCTATTAAAGGTGGCATGAAAGCTGAAGTAGCTGCTATTAAATTTAATACTACCCCTGAGATGGTACAACTGGCTGCTTCTAATCGTAGTGCTTTTATTGATATGGCTAATGGTGACGTACCGTACGCTGAACTTAATTCTCGAGTTAACCGCTGGAATACTGAAGAACAAGTTGGAGAAGCTCTTAGTCCTGCTCGTCGTATCATGCATATTACTGCTAACAAGCAGCAAATTGTTGGCGAGACTGGTGATATTCTTGATAAGCATCGTGCCGAACTTCGTGGTGAAGCTATTCTTGATCGTCGTATTAAGCGTGCTCTTAACGAAGGTGATACTACTTATGCTATGCATCTCTCTGCTAAACTTAATGCTATTGACGAACAGTATGCTACTATCAACAAACTCTGGGTTGAGACTTCTGTACTAGGTAGTAAGTCTGCTACTGCTGCTTCTGCCCTTAAAGAAATTCTTAATGCTGGTGAATACAAAGCACTTCGTGAAGGTCTTGCTCAATTCAATAACTCTAAAGGCGGTAATCCACTGTTCCAATCTGCTGATATGATTACTTCTAACATGGGTGAGATTGGTCGTCTTGTTACTGCACTAGGCGATAAACGAGTCCATGTAGCTAACCAAATTGAAAAAGCTTTTATTGATCCTGTAGCATCCGCCTTCCGTACTCTGTATACTAATGACGCTGCTCGTACCGAATTTGCTATCTTTGATAATCTTCGTCTCAGTAATAAGGGTCTAATTCGCTATGATTCTGAAGCTCGTACTTTTGTCACTGGTACTCTGGATACTACTACTGGCGCACTGAAGAATCCTAAGCCTATTACTGATATGGTGGTCAAGCATGATGAAGTGCATCGGGCTTTGCAAGCTATTGAAAAGGCAGCTAATGAAGTATATGAAACTCAAACTGTAGTCAATCGTCTTTCTGGTAAACCTCGTCCTGCTTCTATTGGTATTTGGATGCCTTACACTAATCTTAAAAACAAAGAATATGCTTTCGTACTTAACACTTCTGATAACACTCAAAAGCTTCTTGTTGCTGATACTTATGAAGGTCTGCAAGATCTTGCTAAAGCTTATAATGCCGGGCCTGATGAAGTAATTCGTTTCCGTACTGAAGTTAGTAATGAACGCTTGGCTATGATGCAGGATGATCTTGAGATGGTTACTGCTGCTAACGTGGGTATGCAAAAGCGCGGTATTGGTCTTGCTGCTCCTGACTTGTCTCCTCAACGTCTGTCTGATATTATTGAAGGTTTCCGTGATCGTTTCAATGCTCAGACTATTGCTATGGTTGAGTACGGTTCATTTGACTTGATGAAGAAGCTGGACTATCTTAGTGCTCAAGCTCAGAAGCCTCTGACTGATACAAATAAAACCGGCTTCATGCGTACGGTTAAGCAAGCTCAGACTAAGGACACTGCTGCTGATATTAAAGATATTCTGCTTGGCCGTAATCCTGCGTATCGTTCTGAACTTATGCAAGCATTTAATAAGCCTGTAGATACTGGTATCCAATTTGCTATTGAAGCAGTAGGTAAAGCTTTCCAAGTTGCTCGCCAAGGTGCTAATCTTGTTAAAGACGGCGATACTATGGACTGGGATAAGTATGAAGCTGCTCGTAAAGCTATGAATATTCCTGATCCGTATGCTGCCTTTAATGATGCTGCTAAACCTCTCCTGCTACAGCGTGCTCGCAATGCCGGTATTACTGACCCTAATCGTGTAGTACGAGCTGGTAACGAAATGGCCTCTATGCTCGCATTGAAGTTTGGTGAAATTGCGCAACCTCTAGTAAACATGCTGTCTCTGCCTATTCTCTCTACTTCTACTATCAACCGTGCAATTAAAGCAACTAACATTCAAAACGCTAATCAAATGTTGAACGGTAATTCTTTGTCTATTATGTACAATGGTATTCGGCGCATGAACTCTAAGGATGCTGTTAACGTACGCTTGTTCCAAATGGCTGACGAAGAAGGTCTGCTTGAGCCTATTCTTTCTGAAGTAGATGAAGTAATGAAGATGTCTCGCTTTTCTACTGGTGCTATTGCTAACCTTGAAAAAGCTCTTGATTCTAATTTTGTTAAGATTATGTCTAAACCTTCTGAACTTGCTGAAGGGCTAGTACGAAAGGCCGCTTTCGGTACAGGTGTGGAATTAGCTAAACGCATCTACGGAAACGCTGCTAGTGATCGTCAAGTGCTGATTTATGCCAGGGACTACATGAAGCAAGCACTGGGCAATTACTCTACTGCTCAGAGGCCCATGATGTTCCAAGGTTCACTAGGCGCAGCTATGGGCTTGTTCCAAACTTATATGCTAACCTATGCTCAGAACATGTATCGCCATCTTGATCTTAAAGACTATAAAGGTCTTGGCCAGACCATGCTAGCACAAGCTGGTATCTTTGGCGTAGGATCATTGCCTGGCTTCCAGCCTATTTCTCAAGCTATTGGTAATCACTTCTCTGATGAAAACTACGACTTGTATACTGGAACCTACCGTGCCATAGGTGACGACGCAGCTAGTGTGCTGCTGTATGGCTTACCGTCTAACCTTGGTCCTGCTGTTCACACACGCGGTGACGTAAACCCTCGTATTCCTACGGGCTTTGATACTATGGTCGCACCTTCGATGGTAGGCCAAGTCATTGGTAGTATGGTTGAAGTGGGCAAAAGCGTTCTGCAACAAGATGGCAACGCAGGACAGGCGTTTTTCGAGGCGCTCTCCACGCAATCCGTGAGCCGTCCAGTGGCGCGTTTAAGCGAGCTGGCAAGCGGATATAGCGTGACTGGTCCAGGGAATACGATTGCAGGACCGGAAGAAGTGTGGTCCTGGCAAGGCATCCTGAGCCGCGTTATGAGCACGCGCCCGTTGAGTGAAGCGAAGGTTCGAGAATCCATCCACCTTAACTCTTACTATGGCTCTCTTGATCGTGAAGCTAAGCAAGCTGTACTAGAGCGTATGCGTACTGCTATTCGTGCAAACAACCTTAACGATGATCTCATGGATGAATTGGCTACTAGCTACCTTCGTACTGGCACGCCGCAAGGATTCCGGCAAGCAGTCAATCAGGCTTTCTTGGAGAACTCTAATGATCGTCTGGTAGATTTGCATAATCGTTTCGGTGATTCGCCTTTGATGCTCCTAGTTGATGACCTTGACTAAATCTTAGGCAAAGAAAAACCCCGCTCCGGCTATTAAGCTAGGGCGGGGTTTTTTATTACTCAGCTTTCAAAGATAGGGCATAATCATTTTGAGACTTCCTGTTCTTGCTGGTTATGTTTCCATTGCCAATACAGCATAGCACCGTAGGCAATAACGCTAGGCCAATTACCTTTAGCAGCCGCTGCTACAGCTTTCATAGCCAGTGTAAAAGTATTAGCGTTTTGCCAACCATCATAACCTTTTTTCTGCCCCTTGATTAGCTGCTCAGTAATAGCTTGACCTGCAACAGCAGATAAACTAGCAGCTTGAATACCAAGAGGAGTACGAGGATCATATTGCATTTGAGGATCATTATGCTCAGGCATTTCTTTTCTCCTATTGAAGTGCAGTGTTATTACGGATGCTGCTCCCCGTTAACGCAGGTTTTGAATCTGTATCAGTTGCGGAGTATAATCCGGTACGTCTACAGGCGTCAAACTAATCACCTCCTTTATCTTTCTTTTCTTTAGGTAAGCTATCTGGGCTTAAGGATTCTACTACTGTAGACAGAGTTTTAATCTGAGCATTGTCTATCAAGACTTCCAATTCCCTTCTGCCTATAGTAGTTCGGCCATCTAGTAATTGACGAAGATTAGTAGCAAACAGGTTAACCGCTGTAGTAGTTTTCATACAAGCTCCGGTCCAGCAAGTTCTTCCAATGCCTGTCCAGCAGTCTCAAAGACTACGTTAGGACCCTTCTCAAACTCTTTGAATTTCTTTTCAGTAAGACTGTAGAATCCGCAGTTTAACTTATCAGCTTTTTTACGAAGCTCAGTTTCTTCCCATGCTTTCATGCAATCAAAGCCTTTAGGCAGCACCACTATCTTGGTATTGGTACTACCGATCAACTCCAGTTGCTGAGGCTTCGTTACACGATAGACAATTACGTCCTTCTCGTACAATTGGAATGCCTTTTTGCAACGCTCGAATTGTTTTTGGTCTTTGCTAATTACACGAATGATGTTTGCCATATTAACTCCGTGGGGTAATATCTAAGAACTCTACTTGCTCGATATACAAACCAAAAGCTTCAGCATAGGCTTGCTTAAACCGTTCAGGATTAGTAGCCATCTCAGCTGCGCTTGCTTCATATACCATTACACCAGCTTTCCAGATTTCCATATTGCAGAGGATACGATCAGAGCGTAGTCCACTAAAGTTCTTTTTCTTACAATCGGCGCGTGTTACTTCTTCAACATAGACGGACATAGGCAAAGTTTCCTTTGGTCGTCAAACATTACATACAGTTGTTGCACAGTTAGGGGCTTACCATAAACATGTAACTGTCCCCATACATCCATTACAGCCCAAATATCTTTATGAGCTTTTGCTGCATTGTTAGGACGGCAAGCCATCAGTTCAGTATAGCCACACTTCCAGGCTTTAGACATTGCGTCGCAGCCATTAGTGCTGTAGTAGTTGTCGAGAGCCGCAAAGAATTGGCTACCGAAAACTAGCTGGTCAGTCAGACTAGGGAAGCGCAGAACTAACTCTTTGCTGAAGGTAGCAAAATCTAGGTCATTTGTTTCATTAGTCTGCTCAAGCACCTTCTCTATTTCCCTTTGAGTAGGCTCAAAGTTTTCTTGAATATGACTAAGCTCATTCTCTATATTGCGATTCAGTACATCTTGTTGAGTAAACTTAAGATCAGAGAATCGCTTGCTGAGCTTTTCGATATTCATGTGCATTAGCTCTCCCATAGAAGGGAAACTCTGATCGCTAATAATATCTTCCATCCAGCGAATTACTCCCCAATAAGCTACTTCAAAACGCTTGCTAGGAATAATGCCTTTCTTATTAGGCTCGTTGAACGGTTCAGCATAGTAAATGCAACGCTTAAGAACATCAGCCATCTCAGCAATCCAATGACTAGCACTGACATACTGACTAATGTCATAGTCGAATTGCGGGTTCTCTTGGACCAAACTTTGCAGACTAGCTACGTTAATGGTATTGTCGATCAGAGCCAGATACCATATCATATCGCCCAATTCTTCTATTGCATTAACCCGAGTCTTGGCATCATGAAACTCAGTGAACTCAGTACACAAACCTAGCTGAGCGTGCAGCAGACGCACCAGAATATGATTAGGAGTTTTGCCTTTATCATTGGCTAGAACTATCTGGGGGATTGACTCAGAGCGTGCAGCTAGTTTGCGGTATTCTTCCCAATTCAATACGTTCATCTTGTCATTCCTACGCTATGGAGTTCTTGGTCGGTTAGTACATCAGGAACAATCATCTGGGCTATCCACTTGGGTAGCTTCTTTTTTACCACTTCAAATGCTGGTTTGCGAACTTCTTCTGTACCAATGTTTACTGCACGAATACGTCCGCTATTTTGCATATCCATAATCATGGACATGAACTCAGTTTCTTTATTAAAGTCACTGACGAATACAGTGTAAAGTTCTTTGAGAACTACAGGCTTACCTACCGTTTCCATGTACTCGATAATAGAATGCATAATGGTCGATTGTTTACTACGGCCAAAATGTCCTAGTGCTTTGTGCATACTGAACTCAGCTACGCCGAGGATGCTATTAGCAGTTACTACATCGTCAATGTCCATAGTTGTACTAAGCCTAGTTGCAGCCATAATCATACTCAGTTTGAGTAGATGATCTAAGCGGCGTCCGCTATAGAAAGAGAAACGGGAATCTTCCAATGGTTCAAAATTTTGATAAATATAATCTAGCGCACTAAGTGCATCTTCTGTTATCGTAAATGCTCCTTGAACTTTCTTCTTAATCTCTGCAAGCCAGTTAAGCATAGTGACCATAGCTTCATGTGGCGGTCGCTGAGGAATAAGAATCTTCTTAGGACTAGGGTTACTATGAATAAACAGAATACGGCTAAGAGTTCCAGTATCCATAGCTGTACTAGGGAATGCCATATTAAGGTTCTCAGGAGTAGAGCCTCCAATGAAGTTAATAGTAGGCTTGCGAACGATTACAGATTTGCTAGATAATTTAGGATTAGAATACTCAGGTAGATTATCATATAGGTTAGTGAGAAGCATAAGGTAGTCTTTGTCATTTTGTCCTATGAAGTCAATGAACTCGTTAGCGTGAACCGTCATCTCATACGGATAGTCTAGTGGCATCTCGAACTGTTGCTCTAGTGGTATCCCCATGTTATCAGGTTGGTTAATACGAGCCATCTCATCTAGGAAAGTTTGACGGCTCATACGATCAGAGGCGAATCGAGCGTAGCCTGTAGCTTTTAATAGCCGTGTACCAATGGATATAGCTGTACTTTTACGGGAGGCTGGCTGGCCTTGAAGCAGAATAAAAGTGTTAGGATAGAGTTCTTTATGGCCAAAGACTAGATAGGCCTGGCGTCCAATAATGGAGGATACCAGACTTATTGCAGTCCAACGGTTGAAGGTGTCAGGGACTTCTGACTCCCCAGCGTAGGCAAAATAGTCTCTGAAAAATCCTTCCACGATTTCTTATCCTTCCAGTTAGTATTAGTCACCTCGATCTCAACCGGGATAACCATTTGTCTACCATATATTTCCTGCCTTGCGACAAGTAGATCAGCAAGCAATGGAATAATTGCCATAGCGTACTCGATCTTTACCTGTCCTAACAAACTATCGTGGATTTGTGTTTTGATTCTGAGAATGGATTTATCTTTTAAACTTGCTGCGAATTTGTACGCTTTGAGATAACCCTTGTTCAAGTTACCCACAGAAGTAGACTGTGGTTGATGGGCTACTGCACTACGCCAAACTGCATGATTCTTGCCAGCATCACCAAAGAAGTAACGAACAAAGCCGTGAGGGTTTACAAGCATATGAGTAGAAGCTACTTCGTTACGGATACTTTCCCACCAAGCACTAACTTCAGGGAACGGAATGTGGTAGGAGTCCAGCAGCTTAGTAGCAAACTGCACAGCAGTAAACTCGTTAGGCGCTTTAGGTTCAGGAGTAATAACATAGCCAAGCATTTCAGCAGCAAGGAAGATAACGGAGAAATCTTCCAGGTTATCAAGGAAGGTAGCACCGCCCATCATGTAGTTAGTACCGTGCTGAATCTTCTTGAGAACTTTATTACGAAACTCTTTAGTTACATCCTCGTACTTCATTCCAAAGAACAGTTCACCTAGAACTTTGTAGAAGTCTTTCTTCTCTCCTTCACTGTCTAGCTCAGGTTCAACAAGAGCAATAATGAGAGCGATACATTGGCTAAGATAAGCAGTACAAATAGCTTCAGCTTTCGAGTAGTCAATTTCAAATAGCAAATATCCTGGGTCTGGCTCATACATTTCCTTAGCATACGGAGGCTGGTTCTGAATTTGAGCACCAACCCAAGCATGAGATTTACGACTAGCAAAGCGAGAAGTCTCAGTACCAAAAGGATCAAGACCCCATAGCAGCCTACCATTCCACTGAATAAACTTAAAGTATTGAGAAATACCCTTAGCATTCTTAGCGTAGTTGTCAAGCGCATCAGTGAACATAGCAATCATAGGATGCTGGCTAGATACAAAGCGACGTTCTTTCTTACCAGTAGCAGATACACTCTTTGCACGCGGTGGTCTAGCTGCGCCTAATACATCATAGAGGAAAGAGGAGTTTTGTTGAGGAGAGCTAGGATTAAACTTAGCATCATCGGTCATGACGCGAATCTTAGCCAACTCTGCATCAACTTCTACCCTAGCTCTGTCAAGAAGCTTAAGCCTAGTAGTGTTGTTTACAAGCATACCCTCAAAAGCAGAATAGATAGATGGGTAGACTAGAGGGAACTGGAAGTAGTAGTTAGTGAACATCCAATGACTACCTTGCAGCAGAAGCTCTTGCAAGTTACGCATCATATACCAAGTATCTTTTGCAGCATACATCCAGTAGTCTTCGATATTACCTACTACTTTATGTTCTTTGTCAGACAGCCACTTCCAATACTCAGCATCATACAGTAGCCAACTAGACAAGAAGCCCAAATCTTTAGGCAGTTCAGAATACCAGCACCAGCTAAGTGCCATAGTATCAAGACACCAATTCTCTGGATAGCAATTATAGCGGATCAAATGGAAGCAGTCATACAGTCCGTTATGAAATACTTTGGGAGCTTTCGTTGCACAGACATCTTGCATGAACTTAATAGCAGCAGCGTATTCAGAGTCTAGTTCCCAGAAATCCTGGCGACCGTTTACCAGAGGCAGCACGCAAGTTTCTAACCTACCGTCCTCTAGCATAATGCTAATAGAAAGAACAGTAATCCAAGTCTCACCAAGCCCGGCAATATCCAACGTCTCATCATCGAAGCAAGGAACTTTAGTGCTAGTCTTTGGATTCTTTTTACGGCTATGCTGGTTAGTCTCAATGTCGAGACCGATAGCTACAGCTTGATTGCAAAGCTCCAGCCATTTAGGAAATTGATCTACACGCTTAAGAACAGAATACTTAAACTTCCGGGGTGGTACTATTGTTTTAGATACTTTGGCCAAGTCACGACGGAACAAGAAGTCGCCTTCAGGCTTAGCATAAATGTTGCTCAGAGAATCTACAACAATAGCCGGCACACCTTTATTAATACGCGAACCGCGCCAAGCATCGAGCGTGGGCTTCTCGTCGTCTACATAATTCTTAAGAGTCTTTACATTGGCAATGATTACCGCAGAGCAATTCGCTCTAGTAGCGTACAAGTCCATCTCGTACGGAGTTAGAGTCTTATTGGTTACTACTGCGCTATGCCCAGCTGAACGTACAAAATAATCCAAGGCTTTAAGATACTTAGCTTCTGCAGGATCATAATTAACTAGCACGTTCATAACAAATTCCTTGATCCAAAATTATAAAGTAAAAAGCCCGACAACGATGGCCGGGCTTTGCTATCCAGTGGTGGATTAGTAGACCGGCCACTGACTGATGACGATAGTACCAACTACGTCACCGTCTACATAGCACTCGAACTCCAGATCACCTACTTCATACGCATCTTGATAATCCAGAATGTCTACATCTTCCATGTTTTCTACTAGCGCAGTCCAGGCATTAGGCTCATTGGACTCACCAGAAAGAACTTCCAGAATACGCTCTTTGTTAGGAAGCTCTTGGAAAGGAAGTTGAAACTTAATTTCATGAGCGCCCGGTACAGTTACGAATTGAGTAAGAGTTACCATGCACAGAGTTGCAGCACTAACTTGGGACATGATTGGTTCCTTTTGCTTGGGAAATTGAACTAGCCCCCACTGAGCAGGGGCTAGCTTATTACAGGCCTATTAAGCCGGAACAGCAACTACGTTGGTAATGCGGTTCTTCTCGTAGACCTTATCGCCTACGCCATTCTCGACGTTCTTCTTGACGTTGGCACGGAAAGTAGCAACGCCAGGGAAAGTATCCATAACGTCTTTCGGAGACAGGCTATTAGCATCAGCTTCAGTACCGCCCATAGCTACAGCGATAGCTACTACGCGAGACTTGAAGTACGGCAGACCTTTATCAGTGAACTGGAAGTTCTCTTGAATCAGGCTACCAGGCTTCGGAGGCAGAGCATCAGACTTTTCCAGACTCACAGTATTTTCTACACCGTAAGTAATTACCAGGTCGAACCACTCAGTAGCCTTACCAGCAGCAGCAGCCGCAGCTTTATCTTTAGACTCGCGCTTCTTAGCATCGACCTTTACTACTTTCAGATCGTATACGCCAGTTTCCAGAGTAACGAACTCAGGAGCAGCTTCTACGGTTTCCAGGTTTTGGCTCAGCATTGCATCCAGATCGAGAATAGACATCTTGGTATTCCTCATTGCTTACGGTTCAGGAAGTTAGGAACTACTTTGGGTTTAGCCTCAGTAGCAGGTTGTTGCACTACCTCAGTGGTAGTATCTTCTGCAACACTAAAGAACTTTTCGTCAGTCAGTAGCGTACAGAGATTCGGGTCGGCCATACTATCCAGCTTCAGGCCAAGACGACTACCAGCATGAGTCTGTTGATTGCCAGTAGTAGTCGAAATTGCTTTGTGCTTTTTCAGAATCTTGTCAGTGTAGATTACATTACCAAAGTATTTGGCAAAGTTCATACTGAAGTTCTTAGTACCGCACAACGGATAGATCGTTGTCTTTTTAGTATCTTCGTCAGTGATTTCCAGAGTGTGTGTAACTGCAAAGAAGTGGCAATAAGCAGCGGCTTGAATCACAGTACACAAATCACCAAGCCATTTACCGCACGCACCGTAATCATCGAAGGTTGGTTTGTACTCGGAAGCTTTACCAATACAAGCTGCGTTCAGAGCACTAGCACCAACTTGCGACATAGAGTCAATTACTATGGCATCCTCAGGAGTAAGACTCTTATGATCAAACTCAATCATAGGCTTAAGCTTCTGAGTACAGTCAAGGCAATTAACCTTACCGTGTTCTTCGCAAATCTTTACAGCGTTCTTACTAGCGATTGCTTTGAGCATCGTCTCAATAGCCGTAGGCTGTTCACGAGTATCAGGAATTCTAATGAGGATAACCTTTTCCATCTCCTCATTAGTGAAGAAACCTTCACGATACATTGTCAGGATTGTTTCAATTCCGTTCTCAGTATCGAACCAGAAAATTCGTTTCAGCTCAGGGATCTTAATGATCGTTGCTACTAGACGAGTCTTACCAGTCTTAGGCTCACCGTAGATCAAGAAAGTATGATTCCTTTTAAGAATCGAACCAGCCTGATTAGCAGCCTTAATTGCTTGCAGGAGATTCATTATAACTAGCTCCAGATAGACTAATAATTCGAGGCGTCATGTCTGCCCACTATACCCGCCGATTGCAAAATTTGCAACCCCAAAATTTTTCGTAGTCTATTTCTTGATTGCTCCACTACCAATCAGCGTCTTAAGCTGGTTGATAGCATCGTCTACGGCTGAATGCTTAACTCCCCCGATAGCTTCTTTACTAGCCTTAAGGTATTGAGCTGCTTGCAATCTACCAAGATGGCCTTCGATAAGCGACTGCATATCTTTAATATTGCGGTAGTAGAAGCCTTTATCCTTGAAGCCTGGCCAAATCTTTTGCAGGAAGGGAACGTCAAAATCAGGATGATTAAATACTACAATATAATCCTCTTTGCCTAGCCCACGAATAAGGTTCTGTACAGTAGCAGCTAATTTTGTTGCGGCTTGATCTTGAATGTACAACTCTACAGCTTCAAAAGAATCAAACACGCCATGCTCTTGTTCATGTTGTGCAGCCTTAACCATCAGTTCATTAAGCCGAGTGCTATTATGTTTCATACAGAAACGGAAAGTCTCGCCATCCCACCACTGCTTAGGAATAGCAATCTCAATCAGCTCATGACAAATAGGCTGCTTATACACAGCTCCAATTACATGACTCAGAGGATAGTCAGTCCATGCAATACCAATAGCCCAGGCATGGCCTAGGATATGGTTAAGAGCAGTGGTTTCACAGTCGATACTAATAACGCGGATGGTATTAGTCATTGCGAATTTCTCCATAAACGAATTTGAGATAGTCATCGGCATCCACTTTGATAAAGGGAATACCATGCAAAAACATCTTACCAAGCATAGAAGGATCTTCTACTTTATACATAGTAAGATTTTCTTCTACAGCCTTGAGCTGATTACGTCCAATAAGGATAGCAGTACAGGTATCTTTTCGCAGCTTACCCAAGTCCGCTATTTGCTTATTGAAAATTTTAGATAGGTCATCCATGCCTATTCCCCTTGTTCAATTACGATACGTTGAATGAGCCAGTCATCATAGCTCATTATGTGCTGGCTCTTGTGCATCAGTTCTTTGTAGCAGGTGTACTCATCCCGCAGAGATGATACGTTTACTTGGTATGCGTAATCCGTAGACACGTCTTTATTGCGAATGGCTAGAAGGTCCAACTCTAGCTCATCCGTTTCTGCGTCTACAAGAATCCATTTGCTTACTGCAAATACAGCACATATCAACAGTATAAACACTATCAGATATTCAGCCCACATGATTAAGCCCTCGTTATTATATTAAGCCGCTCTTGGTGATCCATGAACAGATCGTTCAACTCGAACTCAAAGTCATAGACCATATCATCTGGAATGTATGGAGCAAATTGATCAGTCTCAGTGAACTGGCATTCACCAAAGAACTGACAGGTACGGTTGTACGCACGGCAAGCATTACGACGTGGGTAAACCTCAAGGTCTTTCAAAGACTCAATATAGTTTACGTCCAAGTACAGTTTAAGGAACCACTCAAAGCGATCGCGCAAAGTTTTAGGGAAGCTATAGTCTCTAAAGTTAGCATTCCACATAGCAGCTTTACCATGATTAGCTAGCTGCGCTACCCAGTAGTTGACATCAAAGTCAGTAAGGTGCTTACCAACAATGGCGTCTAGTACAATGGAATAGCCTAGTACTTGGTCACTAAACTTAAAGTGCGGAGTTAAGTCCTCGCCAGTAATAGACGTAGTTTTATAGTCGGTAGGAGCATAGCGACCGTTCTTTACATTGCGCAGTACAAGGTCAATATAACCTACGAAGTAGTAGCGATCAGTAATATTGATCTTGAACGAAAGCTCAGTAGCGAACCGTCCATTGAACTCAGCAATCTCCCATTCCATAAGCATACGCTCAGAGAATGATTGACTAAGCTGAATGACGTATACCAGACGCTCAATAAAACGTCGATCGTCATACACACTAGGCGTACCCCAGTTAAGTACGCCTTCATAGATTGCTGAGTCGATTGCTACTTGAGCATTCTCACCCATAGTACGAAGGACCATGTAGTGCTGTACTGCTGCACCAAAGCCTTTACCGAAAGCAGTAGCGGGAGTCTCATCACGAGGATGCCGGCTCAGTAGCAGCTTAGTCTTTTGAAACTTGCGCTCGCACGAGTGCATCAGAGCATTAGTAGAATGAGACAGACGAACTTTAGCCGTCGGATCATTCATAAGAATAGTGCCAGGAGGAGGCGTGAACACTACTCCACTAGGCAATTCTATCTCGCCAAGCGGTCTAGTAAGATCGAGTTCCATCTTAGGACACCTTGCGAATGATAGTAATACGCCCAAGAGCTTGGCAATTTGTATGCACATACTTAAGCAGAGAACAGAAGTTCAAGTGGTGCATAAACTCTATATGCATTACGCCTGTATCAGATATATAGTCTACAGTACCTTCATGCCAGACGTTGCGCTTAATGGAACCTTGATAGCCAGTGTCATCATGCAGCATGAAGATTACTTTATCACCAACTTTCAACTTGCGCGGTGCAGCTTTTGCAGTAGACATTATTAAATCTCCTGTACATTAAGTTCTTTGAGAATTGCATTGGCTTCCGTTTTGCAAGCATCAATAGCTACAGAATGCCAGATTTCTTTAGTACCTTTGCTCAGACATTCTTCTATCGTGCCGCAGTTCTCAGCATTCACGCGATAGGAGGTAATATTAAAGCCTGCTACTACAGCATTGAGTACTATCTCTTGTACTTCTTCTTCCGTGTAATATTTCATTAGATTGCCTCGATCTGAATTTCGAAGTTGTACTTCTTAACTAACGCGTCACGCATACTGATAGCGTCCTTAGCGTCGAAAGGCTTTGCACATTCTACTTTGTGCGAAAACTTCCAAAAGGTATAAAAACCTTTTTTATTTTTACGAGCAAAAAGAATATAGTAAGCCTTTCCGTTTTTCTTTCGGATGATCTTTATTCGTTTCATGCTCACCCTTTTACGATGGTCTTATCATTGTGCTCGCAATAGAACTTGGGCCGCTCAGTAGGATGAATACTGAGTAGGTGCTTAGTTCTATTGCGCACTGCTTGCTCGTTTGTATAGACTTCTATGTCCCATTCTTCTCCTGGCCACTTTACTGCTAACTCATAGACTTCCTTCCGCCCGCTTTCTTCTGTACCCATGGTAGCTTACTCCAAGCAATTAGAAGTTTAATTTCGCCTGCGTCATGAAGTGGCCATAGTACAACGTACTCAATGCCTACATCTTCGCAGCGCACGCAACTAGAATGGGAGATACTGTGATACGTTACGCGCATTGATTTTCTCCCGATCTTTATGAGCTTGAATCATATGATTCTTGTGGGCGTTGTAGCGTTCGTAGATCGTTGCCCGTGCAGCTTCGTAGTCTAGGTACAAGGGTTCTACTATGATACCTTTGCTCTTGAGACTATTGTACAGGTGCTGAAAGCGGGCAAGATCACCAAGTTCTTGACGCAATTGTTTCTGTAGTGGACGAAGATTAAGACCTTTGCAGATTGCCTTAGGCATGACTTAGCTCCAGCGATTCTTACGATTACGATGCTTTTCACCTTTAGACTTGCGAGGTTTTTTAATTGGCATGTCGCAGTCTCCATAATGCTCTCTTACAATCGGCGTTACCTTAACTTTGTCCTCCTCGTTTTTAGCATATTGCAGTAGTTCTTTTTTAAATGCTGCTTTTGCTAAGGATATTAATATTAGTTTATCCATAGCCTACCCCTTAATAGTTACAGTGCAGTCAGTCACGTTGATAGTAGTTTGCTCAGTAAGAATATGCTCTCCTACACGAGCAACAATAATCTCACCTTTGAGCAAATCTTCTCCCATAGAGCCTTTAGTCTGAACAAGCAGACCACGAACTTTACGATTCTGACCAGACGGCATTGCGATAAAATAAGTCTTAGGGTTTTTCATTGCTGGACTTCCTATTTGTTTGTTCATTAAGGGAGTGTTAGTCCCAGCCATCAGTGCCATTCTCCGCAGCTAGTGCAAGAACTTCTTCAACACTAAGTTCTTTCTCTTTACCAGGCTTCTTGCTAGTCTTAGCAGCACCCATGGAAAGAGCTTGAGTATTGTTAGTCATCTTGCGCAGAGCACGAACCATAAGGCCCATATCTTCTGGTAGCATGAGACTGCAAGCAGCAGGGTTAGCACGAAGCATCTCACGCAGAGTAGTCATTGCTCCGCTAAGTTCTCCGCCATTCATTTCCTGAATATCGTGAATTTTTTGACGGATATTATCCAGAGCTACTTTCGTATCCCCTGCTACTTCTGCCTCAGCCTGTCCTTCTGTAGCCTTAGCAGCAAGGTTAGCAGCAGAGATTACCTTTGGAATAGGAGCTACTTCTGGCACTCCAATAGGCTGAATATCTGCGGCTTTGCTTGCGGCTTTAGCTGCCAGTTGTTGCAAGAAGTTATTAGGCTTAGGAGTTTCAGTAGTAGCAGAAGCTACAGGAGCAGGAGTAATAACTCCTCCTTGCGCCTCTCGCTCAGCCTTCTTCTTAGCCAGCAATGCGGTAAAGTCTACCATCACACATCTCCTGTCTTAATGTCCAGAATGTTACCCTTTGGAGGATACGGCAACAACACAATAGTCATGTTGTAACCTTTGCCAGCTTTGTTATAGTTGGCTAGCATAAATTCTTCATCCAGTTCTTCTATACTAAAGTCCAATTTACCTTCTACGTCTGCACGGGTTTTTACTACCGAGAAGCGTCGCTTGAATTGACTGATATTAGTATCACCAGAGAGGATTACACTAACTACAGTGTTCTCCTTCAACTGGCGTACCAGTTCTTGCATTTGTTTGTTGATACTCATTGCTAATGCTCCAAATCCTATGATATTCGTCTAGCACTTTGCACACTGTTGATTCAGCATAAGTGCCTATTAAAACATTGTTTATTGCAGCGGCTGCTAATGAGTGCTGTCTACTATACCGCTTGCAGAATGGGCACGACCGTTTCAAAGCGCCGCCAGCGCATTCTCCAAGCTTTGCAAAGCAATTAACGCAGTAGACACCACGCACTGTACTATCAGTAAGGCCAGTCCAAAATTTGTCAGTGTAAGAATTAGCAAAGCCAGCTAGACGAGATTCAAGATTAGGACCGCACAACCACTCTTGTACTACTAGAGGAGCATACGGTAGGAGCAACGCACTTCTGAGTATCTGTTCAATTTCATATTCTCTATTCATGGCTCAGTGAGTCAAGGCTAGGAGGAATGAGTTTAACTTCATCATTGGCTACGTCAATAATACCCTTAGTGAAGTATTCAATCTTCGCCTGCAAGGATTCGCCTTTGATTTCCGCACGTTTAGCAGCTGCTTCTAAGAAGTCTGCTTTACAGAATGCAGTGAATACTTCACGAGCACGAGTTAGCGCAGTATAGAGCATCTCACGACTAACGCTTACAGCATGATCGTAGTGGCTAATAAAAAACACTTTACGCCACTCACTACCTTGGCTCTTATGCACAGTCATGCAATAGCCGAACTGGAAGAACTCATTACGGAAGTCGCCTGCGCTACTAAGTTCTTCTGCAAGTCCAGTGTAGTCCATAGGATCTTCACCTTCAGGTACTTGATCGAAATAGACTACATGGACAACATGGCTAGCAGCCCGAGTCTTATATTCAGATTCTTCATTAGCCGCTTCTACGTTACCAAGCGAGAAGTCTGAATAATCAATCGATTCATCAGCTACTTCTGAGTCAAAGTCTACGTCCTCTGCAAAGTGACCGCCAATAATAGGCACACCAGCGCGAGTCCAGCTACCAGCAGGCTTACAAGCTGCGCCTACATACTTAGGGTTGGTTACTATCTTAACGATTGTACCAGCACGCTTGTCTACTAATACGCGATCGCCTACTGCTAAGAACCAGCGATTAAAGCCTGCGCGTACTTCATGTACTAATGCGCCGCGAGCAGCTCCAAGGAAAGTAGCAATACCTTCGTTGATATTAATAGTGCCAAGGGCTTTCTTATTCCATGCACTCAGTACCATGTCCTGATTAGGGTCATATTCTCCAGCTTCAAAGAGCTGTTTGAACATTTTAATCATTGCTACAGCAGTAGTATCTTGACCAATCTTAAACTTCGATTTGCCAGTTACTACAGCACAACGACCATCCGGGCTAGTCTCAATAGTCTTGCCTTTAAGGACATTGTGAGCATTAGCAATAATAGGATTGTCCAGAGCTTGACGATAAACTTCAGTAAGTTCAATTACTGGCAGCTTGCACAGTGCATAGCCTAGGATCGGGCGTCCAAATACTGGCTGCAGTTGGTTAATATCACCAAGGAAAATAATCTGTACGCCTGGAAGCAAAGCGTTATACAAGTTTTCCCAAAGATCAGTACCAACCATTGAAGCTTCTTCTACGATCAGGTGAGTAATATGCAGAGGATTATACTGAGTACGTTGCGGACGGAATACACGAACTTCATAAGCTAGCCCGTCGTCTCCAGTACGTTCTTCTTTTACAGGCTCATACTCAAGCAGAGCATGAATAGTCATACAATGATGAGCAAACTGAGCAATGTTAGGATTCTTACGAATAGCCTTAGCAATGTTGCGCACTGCTACTTTAGTGAACGCACAGATAGCAATACTAGGAGCTTCGCCTATGTACTTGAAGTCGTGAGTATCAAATGCGTCCTGTTCCATAAGCATTTGTACTACGCCAGCTTGTGCAGTGGTTTTACCTGTGCCAGCAGCACCAGTTACTACACAAGACTGGCCTTCCATAGCATACTTACAAGCTAGCATCTGATCATCGTTAAGAGGATTGCCTGCTACTACAATACGAGGAATGCCATGTACCATATCAGAGGCAGTCGTTTCCCTGCGCTCTAATACAGGAGCAATAGAAGCTTCTGCTACCGTTGCGGCTTGTTTACCGGCTTTAAGAGCATTAAGTCTAGCAAGGAAAGCATTAGCTGCTGGCTTATCTTCGCGTACAAAATCATTCTTAGGCAGAGCATCTTCTACTATTTCATTATGCACTGCAATCTCAGCAGGAGTCTCTAGCTTAGGAGCTTGTTCTGCTTTCTTAGCAGCAAGCATTTGCAGGAAACTCATACCAGCACTTTGCTCTTTAGGAGCTTCTACTACTTGCTTCGGTTCTTCGACTTTGGGTTCGACTACTACTTCAACAGCAGCAGGCTTTTTAATCAGTGACTTAAAATCAATCGCCATTTTCTTGGCCTCAATAATTAACTAATGAATTAACTAATTGTAAATAAACTTAGCACTAGCCCCTAGCTACTAAGGGCTAGGACTCTATTTACTTATCCTTAATCATACTGTGATTCTCCCATTGTAGGATTCGCGCAGAGCAGTGTAGTAAGAAGAATAGTAGTGCGGCTTGGCTACAGCGATTAATCGTGGTTTACTATCTTTAGGCTTATAAGTCTGGCAACTGATAATGCACATTACACTATTAAAGCCGTGATTATCAAAAGCGTCCTCTAGTTCTTTTGTTAGTTGTAATTGCCAAGTTTGCCCGTCAATTACTACAACCTTCTGTCCTTTGCGAATAGTGCTACTAGCACAGAAGCCTTTAATAAACTCGGGATGCTTTCTAACCTTACTGAGCTTAAATTCAGCGTTCATATTAAGCCCCTTTCTTCTTAAGCAGGTCTAGGAAATTAACCTTTTTCGGTTTTTCGACTTCGGCTTTGACTACTGGTGCAGGTTCTACGCTACCAGTGGAAGCAATAGTAACACTAATAGGAGCATCCCATTCATCCAATTGCGCTTTATAGTAGCCTAACTTGTCGGCTTTCTTACGCATGGCCATGACTTCTAATGTGAATATCTCTCCTACTGCTGCCATTTCAAGATATTCTGTGGAGTCTATTAGGCCAATCGTTCCGGCTTCATCTTTAGCCAATGCTTCTACTTTGCTGCAAATCTTATTAATCAAGTCGTCATTAGTAGTACTGACCAGCTTCTTAATATAGGGCTTGGCCTTATCTACAAAAGACTTTGGAAGCGTCAGCTTAGAAGCCATGTCCAGCCATTCATCATAAGCTGCGCTATCAAGACGTTTAATCTGTACTTCTGTGCTAGGAGTTGTGGGCTTAATAATTCGTTCTTCTACGCCACTCACTAGGAAGTCAGTACTAAGATTGGCTACCCAATTAGTATATTCTAAGAAGGTGCCTTTGTGCATGGTTTCATGCGACAGTTCAATAGGAGGATAATAGGCGTTAGTACGGCCTAGGTTATCGAATATCCATGCTGCAAACTCTAACAGTTCCTCTTTCTTAAAGAGAGCCTGCATTCTAACATTAACTGCAAAGGCGCTAGACTTAGGACTAATACTACCTTTACCTAGAGTGTGCAGCATTGCTAGAATAAGGCCAGCCAATTGCGATTCGCTGAGCTTATTAACGTATTCGTTACTATCAATAATTGCTAGTGCATTAAATACGATAGGATGCGCGCATACTAGGAAAGCGTTATCAGTAGGCGGCAAGTCAGAAGGAACGATCAAGCCACTAATAGGACAGATTACAGTAGCTTCTGCTTCGGTCCTAATTTCTAATTGCCGGCCTATAGCTTCGGCTTTCTTAGTAATAGGCGCCCAATCTTTGCGCTTAGTAGCATTGTGCTTATGCTTAGTAGTAAAGCCACCAGAGGCTACTTCTTTGATTGCGTATACTAGATTAATGTCCATTCTTCTAATCCTATATATTAGGAAGTCTTTAAAGACTTTAGTAACTAGATGAGAACCATTCTCATTTGCATCAGCCGGATAGACTGAAGCCCCATGATTATATGCGAAGGGCTTCAAAAGTGCAACCTCCAATTTTTAATTTTTTGACTGGTAATAAAAAAGGCCGCTCTCCAGTAGAAAGCAGCCTCTAGGTTAGAAGTCTATGAAATCTTTTCCTAACTGGTTTAAATCTAGTGCGCCTATGCTTAGATTAATTTGTTTGCCGTGGGCTTCTATCCAGGCAATAGGACTATCATAGCCATTATCTACTAAGAATGTAGCTAGCGCTTCTTCATAGGCTGCGATAGAGTCTAACGCGCGCTGCTTTTGCAAGCATTTAGTAGGATCTATCTTTACATGATTATTAATGCGGGCTACTAATTCTAAGTGCCATTCCTTACCTTCTGCTGAAAAGAGTTTAGTGCGCTTAGTTCTAGTTTCTTCTAGTAAGGCGGCAGTGATAGAAGGAGCCTCTTTAGTAAAGGGATGACCGTTCGCCTTTACTACTGCGTTTGCTAGGTAGTCTACAAGGGTGAAGCCACTAGCAGGAATAGGTAGTACGCCTTGAAGGAATACATTAAACAAGGGTGTAGAAAATAAGACGAAGTGTTGCATTAAGAAACGGGCTGGTTTAGTAGCTGAGCTACTAGAGGAGGGTTTATTAGATTCTACTGGCAGGCTGAGTTCGGCTGCTAGGTCGTCCATACTGAGGGTTATTTTAGCGGGTTCCTCTACGTTAGTGACTAGGATTTCATTAGGCTGCAATGCTGGATTTTGTTTGAGTAGGTCTTTAATGTTCAAGGCTGATACTCCTAATAGGGGGAAGGCAGGTCTAGGCACTGGTGGGCACCCTTAAGGCAGGATTTTGCCACGATGGGCCAGAAAATGCCACGATTGGGCAGGATGGTAGAATTAGGAGAGGGGCTATTGTGCCTGCCTTGGTTAGTATGAGCATAGGACGCATAATGACCAGTGATGATAGGCTAGATATGGGGGATTTATAGGTTAGGACTCTAAGATCGTCATAATGTAGGGGGTATTAAATTTTTAATTATTATTATATAGGGGGATAGGAGAGCTATAGGGATAGGAGGGATATAGATAGATAGGCTAACTAGACTAATACATACTATTAGGAGGAGGGGCTATCAGGGGAGGGCAAAATCTGAATAGTGGCAATATATGCGATATTGTGCGATTGGGTGCGATTTTTATGGGGCTATGCTGGCATACTGCTGGGTTTGATTGCCTAAAGCTGGGGGAATCTGGGAAATTGTGCCTTTTGCCTAGTAGACTATTCGCCTTGTTTACTAAATAGCAGGCATTAAAAAACCCGCGCTAGGCGGGTCGTTATCAATTGATCTAGGCTAGGCTGGCCGGTAACTAACTGGAATGTTTACCAGTACAATTCGATTAGGGAATGTCCGGCGAACAATGCGAGCGAGGCTAGCGGCCTGAATATAGCGTTTACAATCGCCATGATTAAACTTTGTTGCGCCATCGGTAGAGTAAACAGTAAACATAGTTAGGACTCCAATTCAGATTATAGAAGGCAGAAAAAAGCCCCACTAGAACCAGTCTAGCAGGGCTGAGGCTATTACCAGCCGGCTTCACCATTCTCAGCGCAATTCTCAATCACGCCATTCAGGTGATTAGCTTGCCACTCGGTAAGGCTACCAGCTTCAGCAGCAGCAGTAGCAAACTGAGTTACCAGCGCCTCGGTAGTGGTTTTGATCTTTTCCGGCTGAGTAAGCAGAGCGTCAGGAGTCTTAACAAACAGAATCAGCAGCTTCTTGACGTTTTCAGGACGCTCCAGACCATTAACAAACGCAGTCCACGCTGCGAACAGTGCATGACGTTCAGCCAGTACAGCAGAGCCTCCACGGCCTTCGCCGGGCGTAATAACTTCAAGGAAGTTTTCCGGCATCTTAGCACCGGGACGCAGAGTTGCAGACTTAGGCAGCAGCTTATTACGGGCCATCGCGCGTACTGCTGCGTCTACTGCTTTACCGAGGAAATTAAGAGCATTGCCTTCATACTCATAGCCTACAATCTGCTTTTCCTCGCCTTCGCCTTCATACACCGGCTTAGCTTCGGCCTGAATACCGAATTCAGCCAGAGTCGGCAGGTAGAACGAATAGGAGCCGATAGCTTTACGGGCGCCATCTTTAAGTTCGCTAACAGTGCTGACGATCATAGTACCTTGAGACATTTTGTGAATCCTCGTTCGATTGCATTTTGGGAAATCCCCATTGGGGGAGGCGTCATTATCAGTGATCGCCCCTATGTAGTCAAGTCATTTATAAAAAATGTTAGACTACATAAGGCCAAGACTAATTAACTCGCTTCTCTCAAATAGCTATCAGCACGCCAAGAGATTAGCGCATCATCTAAATCCCATTCCTCTGCTTCTAAATAACAGTAAGCATCCTCCACGCTTGCGCCAGTAACCACGCGGAATCGACTAATCAGGTTGGCTTGTACGCTCGACCTAGTGCCCATGTTTCACCTCGTTAGTTGTTTGCCTTTCTGTTAGTAAGATTAGCACAATAGCCTAGACTGTCAATAGAATTAATGACCGTTCGTCGGCTTCAAAACGGCTGAGCTTAGGCTAACTCACCTGCTAATGCCTATCAATCCTAGCAGCTAATGCTAACGATAATGATACTGATTCCTATTCGCATTCGCATCCAATTCAGTAGGGGGAGTGCGGGCCTTTTTGCCTGCGGCGCTGGGCTAGTATCATAAGCAATCCCAAAAAATTTTCTAAACTTTTTACCAATACTAGACTCCTAAACTTCAAGATTAGTCTAACTCCTAAAGATTAGTCTACAAGGATTTTAACCCTTGCCTCTCCCCCTTAAAATAGGCGACAATAACGCATACGCGCACCTGCGCACGCGCTATAAAAGGAAAAGGACGGGCCACCCCATGACCAAAATCGACCGCATTGCTCAGCTATTAGTAGGAGGCATGAATCCTGCTCTTGTTGCTTCCGTAGTAGGCGTGTCGAAGTCCTACATTAGCCAGTTACTACAAGACCAGGACTTTAAAGCTGCGCTAAAAGAACTTGCTGAACAACAAGCTACTGAAGCTCCTCAGTCTTCTGATGAAGTTGCCAAGGATAAAATGATCGGCATAGAACATGCTGCCATGGATCAACTTCAAACTCAGATTGAATCAGGAATGCTTGCTGGTAGAGAACTTATTCTTGCTCTTGCTACTCTTAACACTATTAAAAATGATGCTTTCCGCCGTGAAGCTGCTACTAAGGCTATTCAGAATCCTCTTATTTCTGGTCAAGGTCAGATGACTATGAAGATTGTAGAAATTACTATGCCGGCTATCTGCGCTCCAGAGCTTACTATTGGTCCTAATTCTGAGATCATTGCTATTGGCTCTCGCTCTACTACTCCTATGCCAGCTAGTTCACTACAAAAGATGTTAGAAGCCGAGGCAATGCCTCCAATCGAAGGAGAATCTCAACATGAAACAGCATTACAGTACTGAAGCTACTAAGACCATGGCCGCTGCTGCCGCTTTCTTTCAGGCTAACAAAGTGTCTTTTTTGCCCACAGCTCTGAAAGGAGCTACTAAGGAGAAACAAGCAGCATGAGCCAGCCTAAACCTTCTCACTTTACTACAGTAGAAGAGTTTATCGGTGCCCGTAAAGCAAGTGATGACACAGCCAATCATCAAAGCATAACCTATAAAGCTAACGCTGAAGAGGCTATTGCTCGTGGTAGGCATGACATCAACTACTTTGCGGGCATTGTTGCACCTGCGGTAATGAGAATTCCATTCTCACAGTTCTATTCTGACATCTTTGCTACTCTAACAACTCGCTCAGAAGATCCTTACGCTATCTTGCGATTCGCGCTGGGCCTTCCCCGTGGCTTCATTAAGACTACATTCCTTAAAATTCTAACCGTCTGGTTTATTGTATACGACTTCAACTTCTTCATCATGGTAGTTTGCGCAACTGAAGGCAAAGCAATGGCCTTTATTGATGACGTAGACGCTATGCTATCTGCACCTCAAGTAGAAGCTATCTACGGTCGTTGGTCCGCAGCTAAGACAGTAGACAATGCTAAGAAAAAGAAAGGCATAATGAATGGCAAGATTCGCATTCTTCTTCCTATGGGCGCTGGTTCTGCTGTTCGTGGTGCTAACGAAAACAACAAACGTCCGGATCTAATCATTTGTGATGACATTCAATCTCGTGAATCTGCGCTATCTCCTGTACAAAACATTAGTCTAATCGAATGGTTCGTTGCCACCCTCATTAAATGTATCGACAACTTCGGCTCTAACCGACGTATTATCTTCCTAGGCAACATGTTCCCAGGTGAATGCTTGCTTAAGAAGCTTAAAGATAACTCTGAATGGCTATCTCTTATTACTGGTGCTATCCTCTCTGACGGCGAATCTCTTTGGCCTGAACTTAAGCCAGTATCCGTGCTATTTAAAGAATACCGCCATGATGCTCAAATGGGCTTAGGCCACATCTGGTTTGCAGAAGTACAGAATGATCCACTAGATTCTAAGTATCGACTGCTAGCTTCTCCTCTACCTATCCTCTCTGATCACTATGCAGAGATGAAATGGGATGCAGCCTTCCTAACCGTTGACCCTGCTGGCTTCCGTAAAAAGTCTGACGATAACGTAATTGCTACTCATCTAGTTTATGATGGCTTTCCTGTTTGCGTACAGCTTAAAGGCGGAGTATGGGATCCTAAAACTACCGTAGTTAACATTATTATGGAAGCTTTACGAGTAGGTGCGTCCATCATTGGCATTGAATCAACAGGCTATCAACAGTCGCTATGCTTCTGGATGGAAACATTCTTACGTAAATTGAACTTGAGTTGGATCACTGTAGTTGAATTGCACACTAGAAACAAAACAAAGCAATCTCGTATCTCCGACTACATTGACGAACTACAAGCTGGAAACTGCGGTATAGCTAATGGCCCAAGAGTCATCTTTGAATACTTTGCTAACAACTATAAACTCAACTCTTCTGATAACCGTGACGACTACTTAGATGCTCCAGCCTACCAAAAGCAAGTATTAACGGAGCACCGAGGGCATCTAGTACCGGCAACAGGCCAGTACAGAACCTTGGATTCGCTACCACCAGTTGAAGACATAGACATAGGAGTCTAGTCATGGCAGATGATAAGAAGCCTTCTGAGGAATCAGTAAAACGTCCCAAGGCTTATCGTTATACGAAACTTACTGACAGCCTACTTAAACAATACGTTTGCAAAATCCTCGACACTACTAACTCTCGTAACGAAGAACTGCGTAATAAGTTTGATGAAATTGACGTTGCTTATGCCCGCTATCTCAATGCACAAGCTCGCAAAGATCTGATTCAATCTGAACGCTATGGCAAAGTAGCTTGTAAGACTAGCCTCTCTCCAGTAGTTTCTCCTATTGTTATCAGCCAAGTACAATCGACCGTAGCCTATCTCTCCGAAGTATACCTTAGCGGCTATCCCACTTTCCCTGTTGCTTCTACTCCTGAGCGTCGCACCGAGTCTGAAGCTCTTGAAGGCCTAATTCAGGATCATCTCACGCTCTCCCAATCTATTCCTGAGCTGCAACTGATCTTTAACTATGGTGCGCGCTATAACATTCTGGCTTGGGATACTGTATGGAAGCCTATTTCTACCTATAATCCTACTAAACAAGTTACTGACCTAAACCCTAATTCTGTTACTGTTAAGATAGATTACAAGCATATCAATGCTATCAAGTCGATTAATCTGCGCAACTGCCATTTTGACCGGACCGTTAGCCTTGCTGATGTAGCTATTGATGGCCAGTACGCAGGCTATACTGAAATTTGGAATCGTATTAAACTTAAGAACTTCCTAAACTATCTCACCAGTGAAAACAAGCTTACTTATGCTAAGGCTGTAGAAGATGCCCTGTCGTCTAATCTCTCTACTACTGACTTCCACGAAGACCCGGATATTAGCAACTACATCACTAATTCGCCTAATCAGGATAAGAACTGGGATACTTTTGGTGGCTTTACTACTGAAGTTCCTCCTGGCCTTCGTCAAGTACCTTCTAACTCTGATGGCGTATATTGCGTAACTAAGCTTTATGTCCGTATTCTTCCTTCTGACTTCGTAATGACTGATGTTCCTAACAAAAACCACGTACAAATTTGGGTACTGTATATTGTTAACCGTGACGTAATTATTAGCTTTGAACCCTATATTGGTGCTTATGATCGCTTCGGCATGGGTATGAGTCCGTTGATTGATGATGGTCTACAGCTTCAGACTCAAGGCTTTGGCGAAATGGCTATGCCGTTGCAAGAAACTGTCACTCGTCTTATGAACATCCGCTTCCAAGCTGCTAACCGCTCTTTGCAAGATCGTGCTCTCTTTAACCCTGAAATGATTCGTGCAGCTGATATTAATAGTCCTTTCATGGGTAGTAAGATTCCTGTGGCTCCTGCCGCTCTAATGAACAACACTATGGATGCAGCCTATAAGCAGATTCCTTTTGATGGTCGCGGTACTGAAAACGTAGTTGCTGATGCTATGATGATTACTGATTGGCAGAAAGAACTCTCTGGTATGAACAATGCTTCTAGAGGCCAGTTTACTAAGGGCAACCGTACCCTTGGAGAATTTGACTCTATTATGACTAACTCTGAGAATCGCCAGCGTCTGCCTGCTCTTGTTGTTGAACATCGCATGATGACTCCAATTAAAGAGAATCTTAAGCTCAATATTCTGATGTATGGCCAAGATACTGAGGTAATTAGTCCTCGCACCAACGAACCGCTTCCTGTATCCATTGAGAAACTACAGCAGCTTAATCTTCAATTTGAAATGGCTGATGGATTCACTCCTAAATCTAAGATGGCTAATACT